AACACCATACCAAACTAAACTGATATCTACATATCCCACTAAGACAATAGTAATTGAAAACTTGGTTACGGATAACGTATATAGGTATGAAATGAAGGATCCTTTATACTTCATCAAGGTTTTTAAGATGTTAAAATAATTTTTTAAAAACTTATATACTTATATATTATCATTACTACATTTGTCATATGAAAAATTTAAACCAAACATATAATACAACGTATAGAACGGAGGAGAAATCAACCCGAAGGGAGATGTTGTAATATTGTGGTAAATCAAAATATTCAAACCCATCTCCCAAAAAGAGGTGGGTTTTTTGTTTTAAATAAATTTTGTTCTTTGAAATATTTTTGTAACTTTGTGGTCTAATCTAAAAACGGAACTATGAAAAATTTACTTTTTGTTGTATTGATTGCTTTAGGTGTATGTTCATGTAATAACAATAAATCTGTTGTTACGTCAGATGATACCGATTATGTTAGTGATAGTACTTCATCCAATGTGGTGTCAAACGAGGAAACTGCATTAAATGAAGAATCTGAACCGGAAATTAATACTGAGAAGTATTCTGATGAATCTGTTAAGTATTTTAATAGTGTGGCAACTAAGTCCGAATTTTCGTCAGGAAAATTTAAACCACACAGATGGAGAAAGGATATGAAGATTTATGTTAAAGGGGATAAACCTGATTATTTAATGAATGAATTAAATAAGATAGTTGGTGAGTTGAATGATATTATTAACACTATTAATATTAAAGTCGTTAATAGTGAGAGTGAGTCAAACTTTGTTATATTTTTTGGTGGTCAATCAGGTTATAATGAAATATGTTCAACATCAATAGGTTTAACTGAACATAATTATGGATTATTCGTCGTGGATGGAGGTGTTTCAATAGGTGGGGGTAGTATGTATGTTGATACTGAAAGGTCATCCACAACATCAGCGAAGAAACACTTATTAAGAGAAGAGTTAACTCAATCTTTGGGGTTATTTAATGACACTTATGATTACCCTAACAGTATTTTTTATCAGGGGTGGACAGAAACTAATCAATACGCTCCGATTGATATTGAATTGATTAGTATGTTATATAATTAATGGTTCATGCTCCTGTAGGCGAATTGGTTTAAGCCGCCACTCTTTCAAGGTAGAAATTGCGGGTTCGATCCCCGTCGGGAGTACAAAAAAAAATATAAATACATTGTAATTTTGGTAAATTTATATTACCTTTGTAAAACAAAATAAAACGATAATTAAGAGTAGAGTATGTATGTAATTTTAAAATTCATTAAAAACAATAAAGGTGTTGAGATGCCGGTTATTATAATTGACACCCATAATGAGGTCTTAGAATTTGATACTTTTGATGAAGCGGATAAGATGAGAGATATTATGGAGAAGAATTCTGATAGTGGTTATAAGTATGAAGTAAAAAAGATTTAAATAATATGGTTCCGTAGCTCAGCTGGATAGAGCAACGCACTTCTAATGCGTAGGTCATTGGTTCGAATCCAATCGGGATCACTAAAAATAAGCCGAGGTCGTATAGTGGTTGATTACACCTGATTTGTAATCAGGAGACATTAAGTCCTCGCCGGTTCGAATCCGGCCCTCGGCTCTTAAAAAAACCCCATAACAATGTATAATATTAACTGGAACAACCAAAAAATAACGGAAGTTGTAAATCTTCTTGATACTTACTTTAGCAAATATCCATATGGTGAAAGTATTTACCAATCGGATTCCGCTCAGTCAGAGGGATTAGATCTATTATGTGTTATTTCTGACACAATCCAACCCGAACCTATTAACACCAATCCTTATATTCAAGATGAGTGGGATAATAGTCACGGAGACCATTCAATTTTTTAAAATATGATGAAAGATAGTTTATTCAAAACCCCCAAAGAAGAATATACTGATGGTGTGTTAAATTATCTCTTAATAAAGAAAGAAGATTTAACAGATTCGGAAAAAGAAATAATTAACTATTCGTTTTCTGTTTTGAAAGAAAGATTGGAAGATATTAAACTATTAAACGATGAGGTTAAGAGGTTAAATATTGAACTCGCAAATATTAAATCATATGACGATAATAAAGATTATTAAAATAGTTTTGGTTTATTGAAATAATTTTGTATCTTTGTCAAACAATCTAAAACTAACTAAAATGAAAGGTATCTTAATCGCACTATTTACTCTTGTTATTTTATCTATGTCAATTACTTCTTGCTCCACAGGACATAGTGGATGTAAAGGATTCAAAGCACATCCCGATTATGGTCGTAAATACAAATAACCAAAAACAATTTATATGAAACTAAGTAATGATCCCGTATGGGACACAATTTCAAAATCAATCCTATCAATATGCGTTTCGCTATCAGGATTATATTTAACTACCCAACCTGATACCCCCACAGTAATCATAGGGTTATGTATAATCGGATTCGCATTTTATCAAACAGTAAATTTTCTAACTTCACTAATCAATAAAAACAAACCAAACCAAAATGTCAAAAATTAAAATAATTGCATTGTTCGTAGTCCTCGGATCCTTTTTAATGTTTATTCCCGCTTCTTGTGAGCGAATTGACGCAGGTCACGTAGGTATTAAAGTAAACAACACCGCATCTGAAAAAGGTGTTAGTAAAACAGAATTAGTAACAGGATGGCAATTCTATATTCCGTGGATGAGTCAAGTATATGAGTGGCCGACTTATGTACAACACAAGGAGTATGACACCATTGAGGTAACTATGAAGGGTGGAACTATCTTTACCGCAATTCCTGCCATCAACTATAGTGTAATTTCAGATTCGGTAAGTTCTATCTTTGAGACGTTCCGACGAGACCTACCCGAAATTGAGGACGGATTCTTAAAGACCTGTATGTTAGAGGCGTTTCGCTCAACTGCGGGGGATTTTACCCCTGATAGTTTACTAATGAATCGACAACTTTTTGAGAATACAGTACGACAGAGATTCATTGCTCAAGTTAAACCAAAAGGATTCCTATTGGCTCAATTAACAAGTAATCTAACACCACCGCCGGCATTGGTTGAGTCAATTACTCTAAAGAATCGGGCGGTTCAGAACGCACAAACTGAGGAAAATAAGGTTAAAATCTCAGTTGCTCAGGCTAACCAAAAAATCGCAGTGGCAAGAGGTGACTCCGCACAAATGGTAATTCGGGCTCAATCAGAGGCAAAGGCTTATGAACTGCAACAACGTAACTTGACACCTGAACTACTTAAGAAAATGTACCTTGATAAGTGGAATGGAACATTACCAAGTGTGATGACAGGTAATGGATCAAATATGATGTACAACATTAATTAAAAAAATAAACACCCCTGACTTAATGTTGGGGGGTTTTAAAAGGGCGGTTGGTCGAGTGATTAGGCATCTCCCTGCAAAGGAGAACAACGGGGGTTTGAATCCCTCACCGCCCTCTTGATAGGTTGATTAGGGAATACCATTATTGGTGGAGGTGAATCCAAGTAATGCTAATCATAAAAATAGATGTCCACTCGCCCATCTTCTATTTTCCTATTTTTTAACGTCGGGTAGGTTACCGTAGCGGCGAACGGCTTTGATTGTAGATCAAAGGTCTTTAGACACAACATCGGGGGTTCGAGTCCCTCTCTACCCACAATGAGTAAGAGATACTCAGAGTCTTTAACTTAAGACTTAAACAATAGGTAAGTGTTTGGTAGTATCAGCTTTAATTGACTACTCATTGGAGTCAAAGTTAGCTTATCCGCTAGCTTCCAAGTAAGGATTGACTGTTTTCACGAGGGACGCCTCACAGGTTTTGGAACAGAAGAAAAAACCGAAATAACTACTCACCAATAATCTCAAGGTGGGGAAATGGTCAGGTGGCGACATGGTTGTTGTCGTAAATAGATTATCATAGGTCGTAAGCCCTAAAGCAGGTTCGAATCCTGTCCTGATCACAACAAGAGTGGGGGTTAAACGTTAACAACAGATAATTTGGTTGACGTTACTAGTGAAGCCACTCAGTCCAATCAAACGGTAACGGGTGAATTATCCGCATCAGTAGTTACGAGATTGGGTGTTGGTACTAAAATCCAACAAATAAAGGGATACTAACAATTTAAAAACTATATTATGAAAGATTTTTTTGAAAAATTTAAAGTAAAAACATTTGATGATTTGGTCTTTAATCCCCATCCAAATAGTAGGGGTGGTGTACAAGCGACAATGGATTTTCCAAATGGACATTCAATATCCGTTGTCGGTGGATCTCAGGGGTTATATGGTGATGGTGTTAACACTTTTGAGATATGGACTTCGGATAATAACGATGTTGTTGGTTGGTTAAGTCCTGATGATGTTACAAAACATATGTTAATAACCCAATCAATTGGTCGTGATGAAGAAAAGGTTGGTTTTAATAGGGGATGGGGATAATGTTTCCTACTCCATCCACAAAAAATTTGTTTTAACCGATTATTTATATTATCTTTGACAAACTAAAATAAACTAAAAAATGCTAAGAAACTTCATATCTCCAAGAAACGGTAAATACTCATCAATGTCAATTCTAATTCAAATGTTCGTATTTGGCACTACATTACTATTAACCATAATCGCAGTATTCCAATTAATCGCATATGTCTTCTAAATTTTTAAAATATATTGTTTTAACAGGATTGTTATTAACATTATTCATATTAATACAAACCTGTAATCCTAATATGACGGGTAATAAAGCTATTTATTCGGATCAACTTGAGGTAATCCATTTAGATAAAAAAAGAGATACCATAAATGTCGTTTATTATGATTACATTTACATAAATGAAGATTGGGATCTCGTTAGGAAGAATGGAACATTAATCTCAAAAAGTGTTAAGAAATACAAGTATATATCACACGAAAAAACAAAACTATGAAACCAATTAAAATAACCGCAGATAGTAAAGGTCGTTTTCCAAATGTTTGGATTACTTCAGATACTCACTTCGGTCATAAAAATATTTGTAGGGGTGTTACAGATTGGAGATTGGCTGATGGAACTATTCCTGTTGACCAAACTCGTGATTTTTCATCTCTTGATGAAATGAATGACACTATTGTTCGTAATATCAATGAGGTTGTGGGTCAGGATGATATTCTAATTCACCTTGGTGATTGGAGTTTTGGTGGTTTTGAGAACATTCGTAAATTTTGGGATCGTCTTGTTTGTAAAAACATTCACCTAACTCTTGGTAATCACGACCACCATATTGACAACAATAAAGACGGAGTTAAAGGTCTATTCAAAAGTGTTGACCAATATACCGAAATTGTGATGGGTTCAAATAAATTCGTGATTATGCACTACCCAATTTCATCTTGGGATGGATTAAACAAGGGTATTGGTCACCTTCATGGCCATTGTCACTTGCCGACAGATAAACGATTTGGTAGGGGTAAACGAATGGATGTTGGAATGGATGGTCACCCTGAATTCAGACCATATAACCTAATGACTGAGGTTGTTCCTATGTTGGATAAACAACCAATCAGTTCTGAAATGGGATTTGACCACCACACAGATGATATTAAAGGAATCGTAGGATAATAATTAAATTAAAAATGGGCAAGACATATCGTAGTCAGAAGAACGACCAACCTAAGTCAAAAAGTAACAATCAAAGTAAAAAGGTTAAAACCTCCAAATCTAAACCACAAAAAAATAATAGATTTGACGATTTGGATTTGGAGGATTAAAAATAAAATTGTATATTTGTAAAATAATTAGGGCTTTTAACTCAGTTGGTTAGAGTATCGGACTCATAATCCGCAAGTCCTTGGTTCGAGTCCAAGATGGCCCACTAAATAAAAAATATGAATAATCCGTCGTTCGTTAGATTTGCGTTTAATTTTGCTTTCGGGGCGACTTTAGGTCTTATTTTGACTAATTTTTTTCCTGATGGTGTTAATGATATTGATTGGTGGATTGGATTAATTATAATTAACACCTTGGTTGTTTTATACCGACATATTAATAACACATTAGACGAAGCAATTAAAAATAAAGAATCAGATGGTGAATAAACTTAACACATATTATAATGACGGGTTGGTGTACAAACAAGTACATCCAACCCTCCCTTTGACTATATGGAACTATTCTGAGAAAGTCCAATATGAAGGTTTATGGAATGATGTCACCCTACAAACTCGCGGTCTTGTTACTGACGATAAGGGAAATATCGTTGCCAGACCATTCAAAAAATTCTTTAATATGGAGGAAGGGAAACATACCCCAACTTCAGATTTTGATGTTTATGAAAAGATGGATGGGTCTTTGGGTATATTCTTTTATTATGAGGGTGGTTGGATTATGGCAACTCGTGGGTCATTTACTTCCGACCAAGCGGTTAAAGGATATGAGATGATGTTTAATTATGATTTTGATAAACTTCATAAGGATTATACTTACCTTTTTGAAATAATATACAACGAAAATAGAATCGTGGTAAAATACCCATTTGAAGATTTGGTGTTATTGGGTATGATAAATACTAAAACGGGATATGA